TGGTTCTGTTGATGACAACTTCCTGTATCTCGGCTTTGGACGTTCTGACACGTGGCCCGATGATGCTCAAGGAAATGACGAAAGTTCAGGTAACTTTACATTACCTGATCCACTAGATGAGGACGAATCTCAGTATTGGGCCGACATTGTTGGTACAAAACGAATTCAAAATGATGATATTTCACCGGTGCTTCCCCGTCTTGACTGGGATACTGGAGACACTCTCGCATTTGAAGGTGATGCTACAGCCGGCATCACGGGTATTGCTGAGCCTGGTCGCTCATTCGTATCTAAAATAGGATATCACTCTACAGTTATGAATTCAGAATATCGAGTTTATATGTGTACAGGCGAACCATCAACTGGTAAATGTTATATTGGTGGTGTTTATGATGGAGGAACGGCTGTCTCCCGACAAACTTGTGAAGACACAGTCGGTGGACTTTGGTTACCTACTGGTGCTTCTGAAGAGCCATCTGGATTCACAGGAGATGCCGCTGGATTAACGGCTCAACCCATATTAACGTCTGACAACTATGCTTGGACATTTCTCTATAAACTAGAATTGAATGATATTATTAACTCGACTACAAACGACTGGATGCCTGTTATTTCGGGTGAAGGTGTTTTAGCGGGTTCAGAACAAGCAGATTTTGGAGATGTTGATGCAATATTTACCGCAAAGACGCACCACGGTCTAATTCACGTTAGATTGGAAACCTCTGATGGATTTCCAGAAAATGATGACTTTAGACAGATTGGATTGTTGCGTAACCCCGAACTAGCTGGAGGTGGAACTAAGGCACAAGCGGCCGTATATGCTGATGCTGATGTGAGTTTAGAAGCAGATAGTGGACAGTTAATTTATCTAGAGAATCGCCGAGCGATTACTCGTGCTTCTGACCAGATTGAAGATTTAAAACTCGTAGTTGAATTCTAAAACCAGATTTTAGAATTAAACATATGTCCCTCTCAATGGGGAGGGACACGAATATATTTTTAGGATAATATCGAATGGCATATAATTTTAATACTTCTCCATACTATGATGATTTCAATCCAGATGATAGATTTTTAAAAATCTTATTTAATCCTGGGCGTGCAGTTCAAGCAAGAGAATTAACTCAAATACAATCTATTCTTCAGCACCAGATGTCATCGGCTGCTAATCACATTTGGAAGAATGGAGCGCCTGTTGTAGGTGGTGGAGTTAGTATCTCTAAAAGAGATTGGCTACAAGTTGCTTCGGCAGATTCTACGTGGTTAAATCGTATTGTATATGGTGAAACATCACTAGCGGTTGCTGTTATTGAGCAACTACACGATGATGAAACCCAACCCATCTATTATTATAGAGCCCTTTCCGGACAATTTGCTGATAGCGAAAATTTATTTACATACGATACTGTTTGTGATGGAGGTTTCGATGTCAACGGAGACTGTATTGACAACTCTTGGTACGACCCTACAATGTTGTACAAAGCGGGAGTTATCGTTAGTATTGGACAAGCATTAGAGGCGAAAGTTGCTGATGGTGTTTATTGGCTCGATGGTTTCTTTACTCCAGTTCTTGCCCAAACTATTTTTCTAGATCCTTTATCCCCCTCTCCTTCCTGCAAAGTTGGATTCGATATTGAAGAAGTTATCGTAGAATCAACTACGGATCCACGACTTCTTGACCCCGCTTCAGGATTCTATAATCAGAATGCTCCAGGTGGAGATAGATATCAAAAATCTCTGAATCTTATTAAAGAAGTAGATTCTGGCGAATCTAATAAGTGGATGTGGATGCTTGATGTGGACGAAGGAAAAATTACTACAAAATACGAATCTACTGATTATTCATTGTTAGCCACTGAGATGGCAAAAAGAACATTTGATGAATCGGGCAACTATACAATAAATCCATTTCCAATCGAAATGAAAGAGGGTAGCGACCCTGACCATTTTGGAATAAAGGTTGAGCCTAGTAAAGCATACATTAACGGATTTGAACACGAACTTTTAACTCCTATAACAATTGAAGCAGAAAGAGCAAGAACAACTCGCCACGTAGCGAATGATCATCTTACTCCTGAATTTGGACCATATTTTGAGGTTGCTCACGTAGATGATCTTACTGGTGTTTTTAATATCGTTCAAAAAGAATATATTATATTTGTAACAGATGCTGGATATTCGGGTGGCGCCGCTCCAAATACTATTGGGGTCCATAAACGTATTACTCACGTTACACAAGCACTTCTGACAGGTTCCTATGTAATGGGATATAGAATATATCTCGAAAATGATGTAGGTCTTGATGCAGTTGCTCCTGCTCTGTATATTGTTTCAGAAGTGAACAATGCCGTATTCGCAAAACTTTATCGACCAACAGGCTCTGCTGTTCCAATGGGCGTACATTATCCTTGGTTATATAAAGTTTCTGACATTACCGCCGCATTAACTCTCGGACAGATAACATATTCGACACAAAAAAATTCTACGGCAATCGTGACTGGTAGTGTTGCTTCAGTTCCTGCAGTTTTCGTTGATATGCACTGGGAAAAAATTCTATATATTTGGAATGACACAACAGGTCAACTCATACCTAAAAATGGAACAGTTTCTGGAACTGTCGATACTTGGATTGAAGACTTAACAGGAAATACGACTGCACTTATTACAATTATAGATCAAGGAACTGGAAGTGCATCAACGAATTTGACAGGAGACAATATTTCTATTATGGCAGATATGTATATGAGTAATGCTTCTTGGAGAAATATTACTTATATGGAGTCTGCCTCAAGTAATATTGTTCTTTCGGGAACTGGAACAGGAGCATCTTTAACTCTTCCACACGCAGTAACAGAAGTAACTTCTGTTATTGCACCTGATGCGGCTGACGTAACCGCCGATTTTGCTTTTGTTAATGGTGATACTGATACGACTTTTGATGTCGCAATGCTTGAATGGATTGGTGATCCCCTTGAAACTCAAGTTGGTTCTCACGCAGTAACATACAATCATTACAATCACGGTAATATTACAACTGCCACCTATTTTGCTGTTAATTCATATACTGATTCTGGTATTATTTACGATGCGGTTCCTGGTTATCGTGATTCAATAGCGGAAGAACATCCACTTACTGATGAACTAGACTTTAGAGCATCGACAGCAGATTACGCAGTCGGTACATATTTGCCTTTACCAGAATCTGCCATTTCAGTTTCTTTTGATTATTTTCTTGGTCGAAGAGATAGACTAACAATTAATGATGATGGAAAGATTCAAGTTAAACAAGGATTTCCTTCAGATGAGCCTATGCTTCCTACTGAAGAACGAAATGAAATGACCTTGTATAATTTGTTTATACCTCCGTATACGTATTATCATAAAAATATTAATGTATCCCACGTAGAGCAAAAACGATATACGATGCAAGATATTCGGGGTATGGAAGGTCGTTTAGAAAATTTAGAATATTATACCTCATTAAATCTTCTCGAAAAGTCTACTGCCGATATGCAGGTTTTAGATTCTGACGGATTACAAAGATATAAAAATGGTATTCTAGTAGATCCATTCGTAGATCACGGCATCGGGGATGTTTCAGATGCCAACTATTACTGTACTGTTTATCCAGAAGCACGAATTTGTACTGTACCATATGAAATGTATGGTCTAGATTGCGAACCCGGAGTTACTGCAGGTATTAGTTCAAACAATTTGACATATACATTAAACTATACTCTTCAAGAAGCCTGGATTAAACAGGATCACGGCTCTCAAGTTCTTAATTTGAATCCATTCGCAAGAAAATCCTGGGTTGGATTCGCTACATTAACTCCTTCTACTGATACTTGGTTTGAAGAAAAGTATGTGCCGGATGTTATTATTCAAAATAAAAATAATAATGCTGTTTTAGAACAAGTAGAACAATATGGAACACAAACAAGATGGAATGCTTGGGAGACAACGTGGTCGGGTTTTAAAGATAAAGGCGGAAGAGATAATGTTCAAACTGGTAGGGAAGTAACATTTAGTTCCAATGCTCAAAGTGGTTTTAACATTCCGGGAGGCATCGCACGAGCATTTGAATCTGGTCGAGGAGGAACAGTCAATGCGGGTTGGCGTGCAAGACGAAGAAAAATCTGGAGACAAATTGTAACAACAGAAAAATGGGATCAGGAACAACAGATGACCAGTAGTCAAGTACGATCTGGTGAAAGGTCTCATATGGAAATTAACGATATTCGCACAGAAGTAGGAGACAGATCCTTAGATGTTTCTGCTATTCCTTGGATGCGTTCAATTCCCGTATCTATTGATGTAGACAAACTACGACCAAATACTAGAATGCACTTTCAGTTTGATGAAATAGATGTAGATGCTTATATAACTCCGGATGGTGGAGCACAGGGCGACCCAGTTACAACTGATGAAAAAGGTAAAATAAGAAATGCTGTATTTCAGATTCCTTCAGAAGGTGCAGGCGGAGTCAGAATTAGATCCGGTATGAAAATACTTGCTATGAAAGACAATTTCATAGATTTTGATGCAATGACTACGCAAGCAATTGCCACTTTTACGGCTAAAGGTACTCTTGATACCCGTCAAAAAGATATTATGTCAACTTTTGAAAGTTATAGAGTAAACGAAACGCTTTCGGATGACCGTACAGTTTTAGGTGAAACTCGAACTGTTTCTCGAAGTAAAGAAACAGGACGGCAGAGAACATCCAGATCAATTACTGAATGGTATGATCCAGTAGCAGAATCATTTCTAGTATCTGAATCAGATGGAGGCGCATTCATAGATTCTATAGATTGTTATTTCTATTCAAAAGATGACGAATCTACTCCAGTTCGATTAGAAATTAGACCAATGGTTAATGGATATCCAACTGCAACAGCATTGCCACTGGCACAAGTTATGCTGTATCCTGAAGATGTTTCTGTTTCTACAAACGGTGCTATAAGCACGAGATTTCAATTCGCTGATCCGATTTATCTAATGGAGGGAACTGAATATTGTTTTGTTATAATATCTGATTCACTCTTATATAATTTGTGGATTTCTGAATTAGGAGAAGTTGATTTACTTACTGGAGATTATATCTCTGAGCAACCTTATCTTGGTTCTATGTTTACTTCACAAAATAATACCACTTGGACACCTGAACAATTAATGGATGTTAAGTTCCGAATAAATAAATGTCAATTTGAAGAGTCGGGAACTGTTCAAATTAATTTGAAAGAATTTGCTGGAATTAAAGAAGTAGCCTCATTCACACCCAATTTTCAACCAATGGTTCTATCAGGAACTACTTTGGATATGGAAGTAATTATAAATGGTGACACAAATAATATGATTGAAGGCATTCAAGATAATGAAGAAGTTGTGCTTGAAGAAGTGGAATCTCTCGATGGGGCCCAAACTATAGCGGCTGGTTATCAATATACTCCAATATCATATAATGTGATGATGGGATCAACTAATCCGAATATTTCTCCTGTTATTAATAAAGAAAGATTATCGACTATTGCTATTAACAATATTATATGGGATTCCTCACCTGTTGAGAAAAATCAAATGGGAGTCTATCTTTCAAAAGATGTCAAATTGGCAAATTTTGCAGGTGATTTGCAAATGTTTTTAAGTGTACAAGAAGGTAATGAAACATATGTAAAAGTATACTACGATACAGGTGCAGTTACTCCTAGAACGATTACAGTACAAGCATATGCAAATCTAGTTACTTACGGTGATTATAACGTAAATGATTTTGAAGAATACTACGCATATATTTATCCAGCAGGAATAAATAGTCCAGCGAACACGATAGGTAATAACTTCAATTCTGGAATTTCAACCTGGACCGGCATCATTGCTAATCCTGGTCAAGGTGCTTCGGCACAAGTTTCTACAGCATACGTAGATGGAGATGATGACGAGTCAAATCTTTGGGAGATGAGTCTAGTAGATATAAGCGATATGAAAAATATTGTAACAGGTTGTTTTATTTGTACCGAAGATTTAGCAGGAGTGGAACACGATGTAACTTCAGCGGGAGCAGGAGTAACAGATTTATCTGAATATGAAGTTGGTGATATCTGGTTCGGAATTTGGGATACGGATACTGATAAAAAATTCTGGAAGAAAATTATTATGCCAGATGGTTCTTATAGTAAAGAGGAAGTACCACTTCTAGAGATAGACAGTCAAGTTGCCGCTACACATCCAGATTATCAAATTGGACTTGCTGTTATTGAGGGAGAAACAATTATGTGGAGAGAAATGAAAGATGGAGGAGTGCAAATTACTAACACAGCAATGTCACTTGATGCAGAATTTATTGAACATACCTTTACTCCATTGAAAAAGGTTGTGAAAGAATTCGACCATTTTAGAGTAAAAATAGAATTGCATACAACCCATCGATGTTCTTTACCAGCAATTCGAGAAATGAGAGTATTAGCAGTAACATAGGAAAATAAATAATGGCGAAAATACCCACATATAAAAAAGACGAAAAAACTGGTGCTGTAATATTTACCGATGCTAATGCCTATATTCAACGTAAAAAGGTAATTGAAGTAAATAAATTATCAGCGATGGTAAAGAAGGACTCAAAACGTAGTATAAATAGTATGAAGAGGGAAATAAAAGACCTCAAGCAAATAGTATACGATTTGATAGAAAGTAAATCTGGTGGAGAACCTCTTCCGGGTGAAGAAGAAGGAAACTAATGGCAAACGGCATAGGTACAACTGAAATTCCATTCGTAAGAAAGGATGAAACCTTTAAAACTTGGCGTGAACGCACCAACCAAATGATTCAGCAACAAAATAATTTTGTTCGATTACAAGAATTAGAAATGTTAGGAATCGCAGATCCATATGTCACTACCTCTATGCAACTAAATTATTTGAGTGAAGTTTCGACCGAATAAAAATAAAGGAAATTAACAAATGTCACAATATACATTCCAGCATTTTTCTCTAATAGAGTTGAATACAATAGATCAACAGAAAAGCACTTTTCTGGACTCTTTAAATATTAAGTTAGCCGCGCCTGATCTTCTAGTAAAAGACTTGGCTTTGATGCTGAAGTCTCTGGAAGTAATGGAAAATTTAGAGCATCTTCCAGAATATAAAGATTTTTTACTTAATATAGCAAGTAAGTCGGCAGAATTTGTCTCTCCGACAGAGATGATTCCCAATGGTGGACTTGATATTACTTATGAAACTGCGAATCTAGTACAGAATAGTTCATTTTCCTCTGATGCCTTTGAGATAGAATTGCTCAGAAACTCTGGATTTGATTCTCCAGTAGATATGACTCGTCCTTGGTCTAATGGTATTGCATATCAATTTGATATTCTCTATACTGAAGGTACTGAAATTGTTCAAGCATATACTGATGGATTACAGACTGCTCTTGCTTGGTTCGAGGCAGATTTAAATCCTAATACTCAATACAAATTTGCATACGACCTTACAGTTAATGACGTAAACTGGGATTTGCCGTCTGGCGCTGTCAATATGGTCGATATATTAGCAGACGACTTAGGAACTTTTTCTGAGCAAGGTGGTGGCCCAGACCCAAAAACATATATTTGTTCCGTTCTCGAAGATCCATCCTTAGTACGTCCTACTTGTGACGGTGTTGAAATTCAATATTTAGAATCACTCGCCGCAATGGAAATTGCTTGTCTTGCACTAGGACTCGTTTGGGGTGAAGGAAACATCAACAATCCAGATACACAAGCACACACTCTTATTCCTTATCACTTAGAAGCACGTGAAGGTGACACAATTATTTTCACAAATCCTTCTACTTCTATTTTAGTCCACAACGCAGTATCAGATGACAATATTTCTTTTGCTTCTCCTGACTTGGAGCCTGGCGAAGATTGGGCTTGGGTTGTAGACGGATATCACGATTTATATTTCCACTGTACATTTCACCCGCTAGAAGAAGGACGTTTGACTTCAACAACGAATCATCGATTCGTTTATTCTGTCGATCACGGATTAAATCCTGGTGACACAATTAAAGTTCCTATTAACTATGGAGCAAATATTGCCCTTCCATCGCTAAGTAATTCATATCATATTAACTTAACGATGTCTCAGACTTGTACCTCAATAGGAGGTGCAGGTAGTCAGAATGTTGTAGAATCACTTTATCACGACCTATCATTAGACGATTTAGTGACATTTCAATCTGGAGACATTGAAACTAATCCAAGTGCCGGTGTTCCTGTAGATGTTGTTTTTACCGAAGGAAGCGATGGAGTCACTACAGTTCACGCCACCGGAGAAACTACAGTTTCTGGAGGTGTTGTAACAGAAGTGGAACTAACTTCAACAGGTTCTTATTATATTGGAATACCGACAGTATATATTACTGGCGGTGGAGGAGCAGGTGCTACTGCGGAAATTGAGTTTAGTGGACGGATTGACTCTTTTACTATTACAGATCCTGGAACAGGCTATGCTACTGTACCTACTGTAGACATTGGTCCACCAGATGTCTCCACTATTCCAGCAGCCGCAGGAGTTGGTGTTTGTTCTGATCCTCAATACGATGATGATGAAACGGGATGTCTTGCTGAAGGTACTTGTACTAATGCGGCCTATGATAATAATGAATCGGGTTGTCTTGGAGCAAGCGAAACTTGGACAAGTGCAAACAATACTTGGACACCCGGAACTGTTTCAACAATACAAGCGACTGCAACAGTAACTATAGATGGGGCCGGGGCAATAGATATTGTTAATATTACTGAATCCGGTACTGGATATCACGCTCCTCCAGTAACCGCACTTCTTGGAGGTTCGCCAACTGTTGCTGGAATACTTGATCCCATCCTCAATGGTAACGTTCTCGCAATCGCACTAACTGCAGGTGGTACTGGATATGGTTCTGGTGACAACTCAGTTCCAGTGGGCGAAAGAAAATGGGAAGAATATATCATCAACGCAGTTCAAAAAGGTGATGCACGAGTAGATGTTTTCTTTGATGACGTTAATTATATCGGACACATTCATACGGCCGAAATCACCACGGCACAATATGCCGCAATTCAAACTGGTGCACCGACTGTTGTTATGACATCTACGGATGGAGATGGTGGAGGTGAAAATGCTCCTCACGCTCACTCTGTTACATACGATTGGGACGTTGCACTAAACAATGGTGAAGGTGGAATGTATGTAGTGGGTATGACAGGTTCTCATACACACGATATGGAAAACTACTACGTTCTTAGTGGCGGAACAAAAATCGAGTTAACAAACTTTGGCCACTTTC